GGGGAATGATAAATGTTCGTATCTTACCGTTCTTAATTAATTCTACTTCAATAAACTCTCTCTTGGGAGAAACACGCCAGATGGTGGGTTTATCAAACGGATGAGTAAGCCATTTGAAGAAACCAACACAGGTCAAAACATCAGCCTTATTTCTAAAGCCAAATGAAGCAAATGGGAACGTCGCAGAAGCGGCCCCATTAAAGACAGGAACTGGACAAATTCCAGTAGTGAAAGATAGTTCAACTTGTTGACCAGTTCGAACCATAGCTTCCTCCATAATAACAGGATCCCAATTCTTGACAGGAGGGACATCACACTTATCAATACTCGCCCAAACATTATTACGATTTCCAAGAACTCCATCGTATTTCGACCACTCTTCAAGGGGAAGAAAACTGGATTGTTTATGAAAACCATTATAAATAGGACAAGGATGAGAAGAATGGTCACCTAAAGCCAAAGTGAGTGTATTCCTAATATTCTTGATTGGAACAAGATAATTATAATTACGGAGACATTCACTCTTAATATCACCATATTGGTTGACCCATTTATCCAAAGCGGCGGGCCAATGCCGCGGGCCTTCTAGTTTTTTTGATCTGACCATAAAAACAAAGCCGAAATCATACCGTTTGTAAACGCAACGGCAGTGTTTTCCGGATCTTTATAATCGTTGCCATCTTTTCCAGCAACATGTATAGCAGTACATACCAAATTATGTAGAAGGGCTGATCCACAAAATCCACCTCGGGTGTCCATGGGATAAACACAAACTCCAGGGTGAGGGCGTTTAACTTGGCCCTGAGAGACAATAGTTTGTCCATCTAAAAAAGTAACCAAAGTACCAACGAATGGTTCCCGAGGCGCAACACCTCCGGCATAAGTTGATTTTCCAGGAACAGGAATCAAATCAGCGGGGAAAAAACAAGCAAATCCAGAATTAAAATGAGGGAGATTTTTAAGGTAAACATTTTCTACATTAGGGGGCACAATAACATAACAATCTGGATTCATAGTGACATCCATTGCTGAAGTTGCCCAAAATGTTTTATAAACTCCGTTATTAAAAAACCTAACTTTTGTCATAGAAAACTTTTGAAAACCATCAGCGAAAACAGCAATATGATGCTTACTCTCACCAACCGTCACGTGTCCCTTATGCCTAGAATTGGCGGCCTCATAAACGGGCGGAAAGTGTTTAGTGTGTTTCTCAGTACAATGTCGTTGGTGCGACGGAAACATACTCAAATTAACAACCTCATCACACATTTGACATTGAATTGTCTGCTCTCCCTGAGCAACAGAGGAATATGATCGTTCCTTTGAAACATGTGTGGCTTCAACAACCGGAAAATTAGGTAATCTACATTCATATCCTTGTGGGGCACGAGCATAGTAACCTCTATACCTATTGGGGGGTCCATTTGGAGTGAACCGATGTTCAGAAACAATCTGACTTCCAGCCAATTCTTCCTTGGCTGCTCTCCAATAATCCATTTCGGCGGTCATTAACTTCATAAAAGCATCTTTTCTATTCTTATTATTAAGAATAAGGGGACTTCCTTCCTCGTCACCTTTAACACGTCTAAATCCCAACTGCTTTTCTCTGTCAAGATAAGCAATAGCCTTATCAATACGGGCCATTCCAGTGGCCATACCAAGATAATAATTCATATCCGAAGTAATATCTACAACCAAGTCCTTAGCAGGATCATAATCATGGTTGGGTATAAAATTCTTATTTCTAAGACGATAATCTCCAACGGAACCAACTCCATTTCTGGAATATCCTTTGGCACCACGCGTTTGTTTAGCAGTGGTACCAATCTGGGCAGCTCGATTCTGATTTTTATAATTTTGAACATTAAGCTGTTTTCCAGTGGCCCCGGTTCCTTTGGACCTTCCTTCAGAGGAAACAAAAACAAAAAGCGCGGAAATATCATGTCCACACTTATGACAATGGATTGGGCCAGGTGTTAAAGATCCACATGACCCACAATAAACATGTGCAGGGTTATTTTTCAATAACTCAGCAACTCGAACAATTTCTTCATTAAGTCCAACACAATCCCCACATTCAGGAACAATGGGGAAAGCTGGAGTAGAAACTGCAGGAGCTGGGGGAACGGAAGTTAATCGACGTTCTCTCTTACGAGCACGGGCTTCTCTCCTCTTAACAACCGCGCTCTTTGCCGGTTTCGCGTCCACGGTTGCTTTTTGTACAACAACCGCAGGGACACTTTTGGGCTGAACGCCAGGAGGAACAAAATAAGTAGTAGAAACTACAGGTTGAGGAATAGTTTTAACACTCTTCCTTGACTCAGGTAATTTCCTAGCTCGAGAAGACTTTGCAGCCTGAGCTCTTGTAATCTGGATAAAAATAAATCCAGCCAAACATCCTAAGATGGCAGAAATAACTGCTCCATCAATAGCAGTGACATTAGGGTCATACTCGACTAGATCAGCCATAGCATTAGCCTCTGTCATTCCAGGCTTCAAGGTTAAAGCAACATTAGGTCCAGCTGGATCTGATGCCCCAAAAAGATCAGTGGTAGTGATATTAAAGCGCTGCCAAAAACTGTGTGCATTTTGGGGAGAATCAAACCATGCTGTTCTCATTCGAATAGAGAAACCATTAGCTGCAATCCAATTGGGATTGGCCAAAAA